AACCCATATCACTGATAGTGATATACCCAGGCGGTATAGCACCATTGGTACCAATATTGGCACCCACCTGTTGCAGACTATCTGCAGTTTGTGCTACCAGCTGACCAGTGCCGCCGTCCATGCGTATAATACTACCATTGATGCCATCGCCATACAGTGTGGCATAAGGCGGTATGTTAATGGTCCCAGTTACCCTGTAAATACCTGCAGGAAAAAATAAATTTCGTCTGATTTGAGGATTAACTTCTCTACAGTATAATTGATACAGTGCACGATTTATAGCAGCAGTATCGTCAGTGACACCATCGCCCACTGCACCAAAATCAGTTACAGTAGCAAATTGATCAAGCCAGACCTGTAAACTTTGAGTAACCGGAGTTCCAGCACTTGTTCCAGTCTGTACAGTGTAACCTGCGGCAGCTCCTTTGTAGGTGTAAACACTATTAATAGCCAAAATGTTACTAAATTCAGTAAGAATCTCTGTATTGCCTATCACAGGGGCACCCTGTTCTAATGTGCCGTTACCGATGTATAGCTGTCTAGTATCTGTGCTCCAGCCCAATTCAGCACCCGCTAGTTGGGGTAAATCTATATTCAACCCTAAGCGGTTGGTTATTTGACTGATCTGTACAATGGCCACAATGTTGTCCTTGAAATTATGGTGTATTTAGTTGGACAAATAGTATAATTCTAAACGACGCCACCACTGGTCAGACCAGTAGTCAAAATCTTTGGATTCCAACACAAATTCTTGATACACAGGAATACCAGCATGCGGACCTGTATCCTGCGGCTTTACACACATCAGTACAACACCCTTGCGTATGTTCGTGCCGTAAACTTCATTGTGTGCTAGTGCATAGGCTGTAAGTTGTAGGTAATAATCTTCAATCCATTCTTGCTTTTTTGGTTTATTCGTTTGCTTGTAATCTAGTATGCTTTCTTCACCTAAGTGTATGCCCACACCATCTGTGGTCCCTGCGTACAAACCAGGAAAATAAAGAGGTATTTCTACTCCCCATATTTCATTAACATTACACAATCCTTGATCAATCACACACTGTGCCATCTTGTAACTATCCCATCCGTAAGGATTTGATCCACGATCAGGCATAGCACCTTCTTTGATATAGCGTTCAAGATAGGTGTGCATTCGGGTGCCACGATTGGCGGCCTCTGTAGTAATAGCCTGCGCACGATCTACACCAACACGACGGCGCCACTCATTGAGAGCTTGTTTTTTTTCTTCTGGTTTTGTTTTATCTAGTACAGTGGTTACACTAGGGACTCGTTGACCATTGGGAGTAAGATATAATCGCTTGCCATCTACTGATTCTCTTGATAATGCATGGTATTTAAATTTTTGAGTATACATATTAATTTTTAAAATAATGAGTGATGTTGTGTTGGGCTATTTTGTACATGCGATTAATTTTATCTTTTTTGTCAGAGCTGTTGTAAAGTTCTGTCAATGATGATAGCATATTTTGGATGCGTCGAGTTGGATTAGTTTCGCTATCGTAACTTTCATCCAATACATCATTGAACGTATAAAAGCCTCGATCTCTAAGTTTTTGTAAACTGTTGGCATCTTCAATTAATACAAAAGGTTTTCCAGTAGCCAAACATCTTGCCGTTTTTTCTGTAAAAAATCCATTGTTTCTAGGATCAGTTTCTGCTATGACTTCTATTTCAAATTCGCCCCAAATTTCGTGATAGGTATCATATGATCGAACCCATCCATAATCGGCTGGAGCATCTTGATTACCATTGAATTTCTTTTGTTTGACCCATTCTAATTCTTCCGAGAACCAGTCAGGAGTAATTGTGTTATACTCTTTGTAAATTTCTTCCATGTTGGGTCGGAATATTAAAAATGTATCGCCGGTAAAAGTTTTATCAATTTCGTACAATAGTCGTAATCGATGAGGTCTAAAACTTCCAATTACTGTGCCTATAAATTTTGCGTCTGTTTTTCTAACAAACTGATTTTGTTCTACTGCATGAGCCAGTCGAATTTTACCTGCATTAAAAATACTTTTTTCGCATTCAATGTAAGTGAACCCGTTATTTTTCCATGGATAATGTGTTTGTACAATGACTGAAGATTTGTCTATGGCCAATTGATCGCAAAGAAAATCAAAAAAATCTAATAGCCCGCTAACACCAATATTTTGACCATCGGTGGCATTTATAATTATTTTTTGATTTTTATAGTATATTGAAAACCAATCTAGTAGAATTTCTTTATGTGCAGATGAAAATCCATACCTATAGATATTAGTTGTCATGTATACATGACCGGAATCAACCGAATCAATCATTTATACTCTAAAGCTTTCTCCGCAACCGCAACGGTCGCGTTCATTGGGATTGATAAATTCAAAGCCTTCGTTGAGGCCTTGTCGAACGTAATCTACAGTTAGTCCATTTAAGTAAACACTGCTTTTGGGATCTACAAATAATCGGCATCCCTGACACTCAATGCATTGATCATCAACGGTAGGACAATCTACGTATTCTAACACATAAGCAAGCCCGCTACAACCTGTGGTTCTTACTCCAAGTCGAATACCTTCGCCACGACCACGTTTTTCTATAACCTGTTTTACCTTGTTGGCGGCCCGTTCAGTTAGCGAGATCATGTTTTATTTTGTAATCTGCAACCGCTGCTTTGATGGCATCTTCTGCTAGGATTGAGCAGTGGATCTTGACTGGTGGAAGTGCAAGCTCTTGAGCAATCTCGCTATTCTTAATCTGTGCCGCGGCGTCAAGTGTTTTACCTTTAACCCATTCTGTGACCAACGAACTTGAAGCAATCGCAGACCCGCAACCATATGTCTTGAATCTCGCATCTGTGATGATACCATCTTTGACCTTTATTTGTAGTTTCATTACATCACCGCAAGCCGGCGCTCCTACCATACCTGTGCCTACGTCTGTGTCATCCTTAGAGAAGGAACCCACGTTACGTGGGTTCTCATAGTGGTCAATCAATTGAGCTGAATATGCCATTTATTGTACTACTTCTGTGTGTTTGTGTTTAATACTTTTTTTAAGAAGTTTAAACCAGATTTTTTTTGCTTTGACAAGATCATGACGAATTTCGGCACGATTAAGTTTTAAGATTAATTTACGTGTTTTCATTTAGTTTGGTACCAATACTATTTTCTTTGTGTTTGTTGCAGGATCAATCATTTCTTGCCAATGATACCCAACTGGAGGTTGCTGAACAACACTCACAGGTGGTTGAACAATAACCGGTTGTGGTTCAACATAAACAGTATTAGGGCGACTTAATTCGTATCCAATTACTCCACCAATCAGTGCAGGAGCAACCCACCCACCGCCGCTGTAATATCCACCGTGCCAGCCGCCTCGATAACAACAATGTGCTTGTGCACTTGCTGATCCCAATACAGCCAATAATGATAGTGCTAAAAATATTTTTTTCATGACATTCTCCTTGGTTATAATAATATAACGCCTTAGGCAAGTATTTAGTATACTGCCTTTAGACTAAAATGTCAAGATATTTTGATTATTTCATGCCTCGGCGCATGGCTTTTTTGGCATTTTGATCTACTATGTCTTGAGCTTGATCCACTGACATTGCAGCACTAGCAGGATCCTCGTTGCCCCGGAACCGAACCACACCAGAATTTGGATCCAGTGGTTCCAAAATATTACTCAATGGTTCTTGACTGATCAAATCACCCAAGTTTTGTGATGTAACATTGACACCCATACTTTTGGCTATGTCAATAAATGCATCTTGACTGATTTCTTTTTTGGCAGATTCATCACCCGCACGTCCACTCAAAAACATACTGATGGCTGCTAATTTTTTTGCGTTAGCAGCCACTGGATTTTCTTCAACCTCAAAGATTTTCATTATCTACGACCACGGCCTAATGCGGCACCTGCAGGTTTAACAGGAGGTTCCATGTCGTCAATATCTGGTAGTTCATCCGCTGGATTGATCTCAGGTTGTGGAGCTTCTCCAGCCATTCCAGCATCCATGCTGTCTTGACCAGGAACCATTGGCGCTTGCCCAGTGACTACACCCAATGCCTGTTCGAGTTGTTGTTTTGCACCTTGCAAGTTTTGTAGTAATCCGGCCAACGCAGCAGTTGCATCCGTATTGAATTGCATGGCTTGATCTACGCCAATTTGGTCTCGGATCTGTTGCATCAAGGCAGGTAAATCTTTGAACTGCATACTACTGACTTCTTCGCTCATCTTTTGAACCTGATCGACCATGTCTTGACTAGCCAATACAACTTGAGCTTGTTGAATTTCGCTTTCACGTAGGGTACGATACAAATTACGACGCAAACGATTTTCCATTTGTTGTTGTGGCATCATGGCCACAGAAGCTACCATTTGTTGTTCATCTGGATTGAGATTTTGTCCTGCAGCTGCTTTTTTCATTGCGGCTTGTTGTTTGGGGTCTTTGATTGATGCAATCTTTTTAGCGGCAGCAGCAGCCTGAGCACTGGCAACTGTGGGATTTACTGGAGGCATGCCAGATGCTGATTGTGCTTGGTTTTGATTTGCTCCTGCAGTGGATCCCATGGATACTGTGGGCGTTTCACGCAGTTTGCTTTTCAGGCCCTGTTCCATCATTACCAATTTTAAATAAGCTGGATTATTTTCACTATTGTGAAATTCAGGTTGGCGACGGTGTTCGGTGATCAATGATCTCACACGACCTAGCATGTGTCGAGCTTGAGAGCGTGTTAGTTGGTCAAAACCAACTCGGCCGCCGAAATAACTTTCCATTACTTTAGCGACTTGCTTTGTTTGTTGTGGCAC